CCCTGAAACCAAAATAGTATTGGTTGGTGCACCTGCTAATGTGATGTCAATTGGCACATTAGCTATTGCATTGGCGTAGGTGGTTGCAAGCTTAATGGTTCCTGGATTGGTAGTGGATGAACCAATCCTGATAACGTAGTAAGTCGTACCTGCAACCAATGGAGCTGGCAAAGTTCCTGTTGTAGATAGCGTAACTGGCACACCTGTTGCAAAATTTGCATTACTGATGCTCAATGTAAGGACATCGGTTCCTGCATCAGCGGTAAATGTTCCTGTTCCACCACTCCAGACCATGCCTTGGTTAATCAGTGATAGTTGGAAGTTATTGGTGCCACCATTGGCTACCAAGAAAAATCCATCCAAATAACACACATCTATTGGGTTTGCTGGAAATCCTGGGTCGGAAATCTGCACAAAGGTGCTTGCGTTAATATCCCAAATCCATCCTTCTTGCCCATCAACAAAAATAACTTGATAAGTGTTTGCATCTACCCCAACATACCCTGCACTTGTGGTGAGATTGCCAATAAGGGTGGTAGAAAGAAGTCCGGTTGAACCTGTTGTTCTAAACACAGACGATCCATAAACCTGATATATCGCATTATCAAAAACGAATGCAGCGCGTGCGCCACCCGTTTCAGCACCAAAATTAAGATCGGCATTGACGAGACCAGCAGTAGACAGCAAAACTTTAGGCCGCTTACCATTGGGATCCATATATTCAAACATGTTAACGGTGCGCTCAGCATTAATAGTGCTAACACGTTGGTTATCGTAACTTCCAACAAGGTCATAATCTTTACGCATCAGTTAGTACGCCAAAATGTTTTGCCAGTAGAAAGGCTCTGGCCTGCTTAATATCGCCGATGGTCTCACTGTGAGGTCAGTCTCATTGGCATTCTTAATCGTATTAAAATAATCTTGATACTCTTGCTCGGCTGTATCGGGCCAGTTACCAGACGGGTAATAAGATAAAAACTTCCTCGCCAAGCAATACTTCAAAAACCCATAGTAAAAAGGTGGCAACTCAGAAAGACTTTGATTCGCCACAAGCTTATTGAGCATCAGCTTCACACCTAATAGGCATGGGTAGGGTTGGTCGGGTTGTGGATAAAGAGTGACCAGACTTTCAAGGGGCTGCTTATCAAGGAAGATAAAGCCTGGTCTAGTTTGTAACGGAATCAACCGCGTTACCCCGTAATACTGTGCTTTGTTAATAATTTGCAGCGGATAGATAATGCCTTGTCCGTCACTTGGAACCGTGTAATTGGCGAAGGAAAGGTCGATAATTCGGTCTGATGTCACATCAGCAGGAATCATATCCGAAATGGTATAAGTGCCTTGTCCGGCAACCATATTGAATGATAATTCGGTTAAATAAGGGATATAGATACTGTCAGAGGCAAACTTATCAAGAAGTTCGTTAATAAGCTCAAGGCCAGAGGAAAGCATGAATGCATCAGGAGTTTCGCCAACGCCCAATTCACCTAACAAGTAGAGGGAATTAATTATTAGCTCATCAGTTGTCCTTAAGACTTGGGTCATGACAATTCCTTATGTCGAATAAATACAAAATAATCGACACATCAAAAGGACATGTCGATTACATAGACTTATTTCAATGGAAACGCGTCATCTAATCCTTTGCATAATTTACGAGCCGACGCTTTGGCTTTTTCGCCATCGTTACTCATGAACGCATCAAAGTGTTTCATTTCTTTAGGAGCTCCAGGACGATCGCCCATACGAGATTTCATCTTGGCTTGCTCGGCTTTAACAAACGCATTGTTTGATTGAACCATTTTATTATCTTTCATTGGATTTCCCCTTTAATTTGGCCTTGGATTGCGCCACTTTTGGTTTTTCTTCCTCAAGTTCTTCAATCGTAGATTCTTGCTTGATTTCATCTTCTACTTTTAAGCGGTATTCTTGTGCTTTCTTAGGACTGTCAAACCAGACGCCCGATGCTTTCAGGCGGTCTGCTTCATCGTCTTCAACGACTCGAAAGTCATCAATTGGGTGATATACGCAAGTAAGCATCGGTCTATTCCTTAAGACAGTACACGGACAGCATATTGTTGATGCCATTTAAAGCCGCACAACAAGTCAATACGCATGTAGTTCTGATAACCAAGGATGTCACCTGTTTGAGTAACGGCAAGTGATAATCCAGTTTCAGGGTCAACCGCAACAGAAGCATAGGGAACTTGCAACTTATAAAGCGGAGGACAAACGATATCTAAACCGCGTGATGGGTAAGCCACGTTTACGTTATGGCTTCCAACCATAGTAACTGCTGCATCGTTAGGTATAGCGTTGCTTACGTTACGGTTAGGATTCAATGTGTCAGAAATAATGCTTGGGCTAACTAGAACAGTGATGTTACCAGCACCATCAGAGCTTGCATTTGCAGTAACAACCCATTGCATGTCTTGGCCAGTAGAAGCACGACCAACAGGATTAACAGACTGAACACCAGCGATAGAAATCACATCCCCAACCACGAAATAGTCAGTAACACTTATTGTTGCGCCATCCATAACGATTGTGTTTCCAGAAGAAACAGCACCGTTAACAAGCAATGCATCAGAAGAGTGAAGACGTGGGCCTGCTCCTGCAATGTGGCGTTTAATGTTTTGAGATTGGAATATGTCGAAATAGGACAAATGGCCAATCGCAGAACTTCTAACGATGTCTTCGTTAAATACAGGAGTAAAGTTGTTTAGTAACGCGCCTTTCAAGCTAGAACCGTCACGTACAGTCATTGCCATGTAAGCATCAGATGCAATGTTTACACCTTGCTCAAGCAATTTAGCACCAGCAGTATCTACAGTGGTAAAGGAGTTAATAGCAACGCCCGCAGTACCTGTGAAGAAGTTCAGTTCTTGCTCAGCACTTGATGCGATGTCTTTTTCCATCTGAGTGATTACTTCCTGAATAGCAGGAGCAATAAACATACGAGAGAAGTCTTCGATTCTTAAAGACAAATCTTGGATGGTATATGCAATCAAAGCATGGTATTGATGCGCTACAACGATACTTTCAACCGTTTCAACGATTGATTGTGGAGTTGCAACGGAGCCATCACCAACGATGAAATGGTTTTGTCTACGTACTTGAAGGGTATCACCGATTTTATAACCAGAAGACACGAAATCATCTTGGTAGATTCGTGATGCAGTCATAACAAAAGGTGCGTTATTGGCAAACATTGCCAACGCAGTATTCGACACTAGGTCGGTTGTAATAAATTGGTTAGCCATTAGCTAGGTCTCCATTTAATCCTTTAAATGGCACCTGGCTGAGTCAAGGGTTTCCAGAGTTTTATCCTTAAAACCCCTGGCTCACTTCCATGTGCCAGCCTTCATCCGCGCTCTAATAACAGAAGGCGGAGTCTTGTCCGTAACGGCAGTGGAGGAATGGGCTGGATTTGCTCTGACTGTTCCTAAAGGGTTAGCTTTAGTAGGGCTTGACGGCTTCCCGTTGTTACCACCCATCAAAGAAAAAGACAGCTTATTCACCTCGCGTGCCTGATCTAGGGGATGGAGTTTTGAGATTCTTTCGAGTTCAGATTTGTTCTTGCCTAACCTGTAAGCTACTTCGGCCGGATTTTCAACGAGTAACAGTGCATCCCGCACATGTGGGGTAAAAGGAATATCCTCTCCTCTAACCACATCGTCAAAGTCATCGTACTTATCGGAAGCGCGGTCAAACTCATCATTCAAGCGTTGATACTGCTTGTGTACATGAGCTTGACGCTCTGCTTCCTTCATTTGTCGCTCTTCGTGTTCCTTAGCTCCAAGCGCAAATCGTACTGCCTTCTGTATTTTTTCCTCTTCGCTCATGGCTGGCGGATTAGGCTGGCCTGGTGAGGGATAAGGATTGGAGTTGTATGGAGATTGTTGTGGAATGGCACTGTCACCACTGAACTGCGCTTGCATTCGCATCATCTGCTCTTGCATTTGGCGCATTTCTCGCTGGTGTTTCTTGGCCTGCATACCCAACCGCTTCTTTACGCCGTAGGGATCATCCTGATCTGCAATTCCTTGTTCTGCGTCTGAAGCTCCCTGCTCCTCGGCATCACCTGGGCCAACACCACCATCTACAACATCTTCATCATCACCGCTTACTTGTTCTGCAAGTGCATCCTGATCTTCGTCCATGAATCTAATTCTCCATTTCGACACTTATTTGTGCCCTAGACCATACGGTAGGCCTGAAACCCTGAGAAAATCCTTTTCTCGTATAGTTAGTATTATCTCGGAACTATTTCGCGATTTGTACGCCATATCTAGCGGTAGTCGAAATAAGTTAGCCTGGAAAACGCGGATTATTGAGCTGAAATTTATCGGAGGTTATCAGAGGTTAGAAGGCTTAAACCCAGACAACCCAGACTGGAATAGCTGGGTTATCTTTATGGGTGACCCAAGAAGGGTGAACGGTTGACCCTTTAAGGGTTACCCTTGGGATGAGGATTGTTATGACGATGAATATCAGACAGAAGACTTCCGAGTTTAGATGAGAAATCTTTCTCGGCCTTATCAGCATCCAGTAAGAGTTTGCCATGCTCTACTTTAAGTTTCTGATGCTCCAGACCCATTTTTGATTTCATTTCTTGAGCCTTAAGAATCATTTCGGCCTGTTCAAGAAGATGCTTCTCTTTACGAATCTTCAATTCTTCTGCTCTCTCAATTAATGCTTGCTCTTCGAGATGCATTTTCTGTTCGTTCATCATCATTTGCTGCTGCTTTTCTTTCATCTGAGCAGCAATCATTTGTTCTTGGGGTGATGGTGGTTGCGGAGGCAATTGTTTTCCTTCTTCCTTAGCAAGAATTTGAGGAGGAACCAGGGTTTTAAACCGTTCAGCAATTTGCGGCATGTATTGAACATCAAGATTCTTCGCCCAAAGATCAGCAATAAGTGGAAATGTTTGAGGGTTTGCCTGTATCGTCTGTTGGAAAAATTCAAGAGCAATGTCTTTCTGAACAGCAAAGCTTGGGCCAGTGTCAATTTCAACATCAAAGTCTCCACCTTCTAAAGTATTGTCTCTTATTGGATTACCATCTTCCGTTTGACCAACTATTTTGTTTAATGTTATAGAATCAGTGCGGCCATCGGCTTTAGATATAACCATGTGACGCTCATCTTCTCCAGCAATGACGGGCAATAAATCAAGAACTACGCGACCACCTTGTTCAATCGCTTGATTTAAGTTATCAAAGTACACGTAAGCTGACATGGAACCTTCAAGCTTTCTTTCACGGCGTGCTTTACCGGACATATCATGTCCTGCAAGTGCTTCGTTTTCTGAGAATCCAAGAATTTCTCTGATATCTTGGCAACCACGTTGATACTGAGTTAATAATGATTGGGACAGTTCCCATGGCGGTAATTTGCTTGGCATAGCCCCCGTTTTAGGGTCTGGTTTAGCGATTAATATTCCGTTTTGTAACTCAGGATTTCGCCACATTTGTTCATTGCCAAGGATGTTATCCGGTGTTCCCATCCATTGTTCACGTCTACGGTTCTTGATTTCAGCGGCAACTTCTGAGCCCACATAGTTCACGAACTTCTGAGCATCTTTTGCTTCATGAATAAAGGAGCGTGTATATTGCTGTCCATTGATAAAGTTTGAGTCACCATCCACAAAGATGATTGGCAAGTATTTAGAAGGCCAATCGGTGAATTTAATAATCTGATTCTGGGTGAGCATGTATTGGCGGATAAAATAGTCTTTGCTCATCCTTTCGCCATGAACTTCTGGGATAGCTTTTCGAATCATATCGCCAACAACTTGAGAGCCATCCGCTAATTGCTTTTGCATCTCAATTTCTTTTTGCATATCTTCCCATTCATCAGCCGTTACTGTTCGTCCATCGGTTAATAATAATATCTTTAATGGGTACCATTCTTTTCGTGAGTATTTGCATACAACAATTGTATCTCTGGTTTCCCATTGAAAATCCAAGAGTGAGCGCGGGTCTGAATATGATACGGGGTTCATTATGTTGGGATAGGTCGCATAGAATTCTTCTTTGGTATAAACATACTGTCTTGCGCAGAAATTTCCATCCCCTTTATGTGGCTTCATGGCCGTTGGGTCAAAGGATGTTCGTGTTACATCCGGAATAAGTTCGTAGCGAATGACTTGGTTAAACGAGCGTGGGCTTTCATATTCAAGACATATCTCAAAGGCACCATGCCCCATCATCAAAGCTTGCTTAAAAGCTGTCTGATAAACTAGGTCATTCTGGCTCTGGTAGGAAATTGTCCGGACTAAATCGGCGCGTAGATCTATCTGTTTCTGAGTCGATTTACCGGTCAAGGAGCGCACCATTAAGTCAGGTTTATTCTTACGTTGTTCGCCAACAACCTTCTTTGTGGTGTCATAAAGCTTATTAAAAGTCATGGCTGGCTTGAATAGTCGACTAAACTCTGAGCGCTCTACTGCCGACCACTGATCGCGCAGTACAAAGTTCATATCGTCTTTACCACGAGTTACGTTTTCGCCAAAATATCCGTCCCAAAGTACGAGATCTTCTCGAGCTTTCTTCAAAACTTCGGCTTCATCAATCCCTGCCTCTTCAAGTTCTTCTTGAAGCGCTTCATTGATACTATCGATGTCTTCAACAGACATTTGTTCGGCAATGATTTCCATGCTCGTACCCCATCCTTTGGGTTAATGATAATCTTTCCTTAAAGCGCGACTTCAACAATCCTATGTCAAAGTCGCCTTTATCTTGCGTGTACCACTACTTCTTATGCTGCTTCTGATACTTCTTCTTCAACTGCTTCTTTTGGCATCTCAAACTTCTTCCAATCACCGGCAAGCAAATCTTCAACTGAGAATATGTAATTACCAGCGTTAGGGCTTGGATGTAAAACAATCTTCCATACGTGCTTCATACCTTCCATGAGCTTTAAATAACCATCTTCTAAAGACCATGCGTCACGACATAAAGCTTCACCTGCATGCAATAAATCTAATGCTTCTTGAAACAACATTGTTACTTCTCCTTTTGTTATGAATAATCGCTATCTCTAATACCTCTACCTATTGCAATCCCTTCATTAAGCCCATCTAAGAAAGCTTTTTTGTAGAGTTCGAACTGTTCTTTTTGAAATGTGACCTGTAATGATGTCATTCGATTTTGTATTCTTTGGTCAACTTGAGAAAGAATAAGTTCTGCAAATCCATTCATTGGATCTCGTATTGCCTCTTCCTTTTGTTTAACAATCGAATCTTTAACACATGCTCCAAAGCATCTATCGCTTAAAGTACCGTCTTCTTTTTTACAATTACAGGCCATCATTTCTCCCTATGGTAAAACGGTTAATTGGCAAGAGCCGTTAGTAAATACTGGCTTGTACCATTGGTGACCATTGGATGCGACTGCCGCAATAAAGTCAGTTGCTAATAAATCATTTCCATTGGCAGCCAAATAGCCATCCAAAAAGCCTGCTGTAGCCACTTGCGAAAGCGTATTGTTTGGTGCATAAAGTCGACCAATTCTAGGAATGACATTGTTATTGTCACTGGCGAAATGT